AAAAAATTGTGGCGACCTTGCACCTACCGGGCTTCCCCATAAACTCATTGGTGGCAATCCTGGACTCGAACTTTGAATCGGTGAACCCGAATTTAAAAATGGACCGGGTAATGGTGATGATGATGGGTGAGTGTTGTAGTTGGTCGAACTGCACACTAAGAAAAGGGGTTTCTGCTTCACTGGTCGAATTATCCAAAAATAACGCTTGATTTATTGATCTTTCTTCTTCTTCATCTGGTGAATCAGGAGTTTTGCCAGGAGTTTTGCGTTTTTTACTACTCATTATTTATACATTATAAACATATAAAAATACATTATATTATCATAGTAATGATAATCGCGAATAAATATAGAATTATAGAAAAATTAGGGTCAGGCTCATATAGCCATATTTATAAAGGAGAGAACATAAGAACAAAAGAATTAGTCGCCATTAAAGTAGAACCGCTAAAAAACGAAACAAAAATGTTAAAACACGAATCGCGGATATATAAATATTTAGCCAACTCGGTCCAAACTCCGCAATTAAAATGGTTCGGACTAGACGATAATAATTTCTACATGTCGATTTCTTTACTAGGCGAATCCATCGCGTCTTTAAAAAATGGTAATGCTTTTTCTCTCGAAACAACACTTTCAATATCTATAAATATGTTAAAACTATTGAAAGATCTTCATTCACAAGGACTTATTCATAGAGATGTAAAACCAGACAATTTTTTAAGAGGATTGAATGATAAATCTAATCAATTGTATTTAATCGATTTCGGATTCGCAAAAAAATATATGAAATCAGATGGTAAAACGCATATAAATATTAGCACTGGAAAAACATTAATTGGCACACCCAATTTTGTCAGCATCAATATTCATGAAGGCACTGAACCTAGTAGACGCGACGATTTAGAATCGATTGGCTACATTATGATACATTTATTAAATGAAGATCGTTCATGGTCGTCATCTAATGATATGAATAAAATCAAGTCTTGTAAAATGGATATCGAGAGAAACCCCCGAATACCAAAAGTAATTAAAGATTATTTGAAATATTGTAGGAATTTATGGTTTGAAGAGACCCCTAATTATGATTATTTGATTGAAATGTTAATAAATAGATAAATAGATAAATAGATAATAAAATAACCTAAAAATATATTTATGTATATATAATAAAATGAGTATCTTTTCTAATACGTGGAAATATTTTTTTGGCGAATCGTGTAGTCGACCGACACAAAATGTTGATTTAGAATCAAAAACGGATTTAGATACGAATTTACTTTCTAATGATAGTTCGATAGATCACCCTGTAATTCAGCGTAAAGTATTATTTATAGATATACTTGATGATGAAGCTGATCATAAGGAAGAAATAAAAGTAGAACAACAAGAAATAGTAGAGCATAAGGAAGAAATAAAAGTAGAACAACAAGAAATAGTAGAGCATAAGGAAGAAATAAAAGTAGAACAAGAAGAAATAAAAGTAGAACAAGAAGAAATAGTAGAGCATAAGGAAGAAATCAAGGTAGAGCAAGTAGAAATAGTAGTAGAACAAGTAGAGCAACCAATAGTAGAACCAATAGTAGTAGAACCAATAGTAGAACATAAGGAAGAGATAAAAGTAGAACCAATAGTAGTAGAACCAATAGTAGAGCAACAAGATTTATCGTTGTTGCCTAAAACAGCAGAAGAATGCGCAATCCTAAATCAAAATTTACCCGAAAATTGGAGACCATTCCCTATGTCAAATATTTTACAATAGACACGAAACAAAGCAACACACTATAAATATATTTAAACAAAAAGAATATAAAGATTACCCATATAATATAGTATAATCAAAGATGACTTCTACGCAAACAGACGCAACATCCCCGCTCGTTACATCCTCCGATCGCCCAAGTTTGATTGGGCGTGTCAAGTGGTTCAATAACAAGACTGGTTATGGTTTTATTACAGTTACTGACGGAGATCGTGTCGGTTCCGACATTTTCGTCCATCATAGCAGTATTATGGTTTCATCTGAACAATACAAGTATCTCGTCCAAGGCGAGTATGTTCAATTCAAGCTCGACAATACTGCTACCGGAACACACGTTATCCAAGCAGGAGAGGTGAGTGGAATTAATGGGGGTAAGCTCATGTGTGAGACCCGTCGTGATTTTAGACAAACTCGCACGTCATACAAGGATGACTCTAAGCCAGAGGATGTATCAGACGAAGAGCCAGTCAAGATGCCGCGCTCAACCCGTGCGCCAAAGGCACGAGGCTCAGGACCTCGTGAGAATGCTTCACCAACCTCGGTCTCAGCAGCTCCCAGTCCACCAGCAGAGTGGACTCTTGTCAAGGGACGCGAAACAGGTGATACTACTCGTCCCGGTAGAGGCGGCGCATCAAATCGTGGCGCCACCATTGTCGGCGGCAGAGGCAGAGGAAGACCTCCTAGAGCCCCCACGACTAATACTCAGGCATAATTTTAGTCTTGATTTTGTAGTTAGGCTTGATTTTGTAGATTTATAAATTTTCACAAAAAATTATAAATTATATTTATATATGGCGTTGAATTTCATGTTTGCTATAAAAAAACAAAAACGCGCAATTAGACAATATTCTCTTCCTCGCATATTTTATCGTCCAATAAATTCAAATACTAATCAACAGAAAAAAGATATAATGACCCCAAAATTTTCTATTCAACGGATGACCACTACTCCCATAAAGCCTGCGGCAACGTCATCTACTATATCAGCAAAAGCATCCATTAATCCAAACGTTCCATATACCTCTTATAGTGCCCCTCAACTAATCAAATTATATAATGTTCCAATCATAGCTCCAGCAACAGGCAAGAGAAAAGTTACTATAGCCATCATCATTGCTTACACCTATCCCAATTTAAAAGCAGATTTACAAACATTTTGGCAAAGTTATACCAATTTCGGTCCCAATTCAACACCACCCACAATAAATATACGCACAATGCCAGGAGCAACCCAGAACAGCGGATGGGCTCAAGAAGAATGTTTAGACGTTCAAATATGTTGTTCTATAAATCCTAATGCGAATATTTGGGTCGTCGAAGCAAAGTCAGACAACCTTGCTGATTTATTAGCCGCTATTGCTTACGCAACAACAACAATAAATGCGGATGTTATTTCGATGTCATGGGGAGGTTCAGATTTATCTTCTTATTCACAATATAATACTTATTTTACAAACGCTAACAAATGTTTCTGCGCGTCAACAGGAGATTCTAACGAGGTATCATGGCCATCAGTATCATCCAATATTATCGCAGTAGGAGGCACCACACTATTATGGAGCCCCACTTCTTCTTCTACAAATTCACGCAGTGAATTTACCTGGTCTGGTGCGGGATGTGGTTATTCGTCCACTATGGTTAAACCCACTTACCAAAACCAGGTTACTGCGTTATCTGGTCAAAGAAATAGAGCCATTCCTGATGTGAGTTTAATAGCCAATCCACAGACCGCATTTAATGTGGTATACGCAGGTAATTGGTATGGTGTAGGTGGAACATCGGTATCTGCTCCTTTTTTCTCCGCGATTATTTCTTTAGCAAATCAACAACGTATAAACGCAGGAAAGTCGACGTTAACCTCTGTTTATAATGTCAACGCAGCACAACTCACCACAACTCAACCTTCAACTTACACACCTCCATCTAACAACATTCAACAATATTTATACAAGACTATTTTAACTAATTCAGCAAAATATTCGTCTATATTCAACGATATTACTATTGGAACAGATGTAGGTTCTACTGCGACAGGAGGCAAAACTACATATTCTACAGCAACAGGATATGACATTACAACCGGTATAGGATCACCTAATGTAATCGCACTATGTTCTGAATTATGTAATATTTAGACAAAGAGATAAGAGAGATAATAGAGATAAGAGTGATAAGAGAGATAAAAAAATAAAATAACCGAGTAATATATAATGAAATTTTCAAAAAGCCGGCAAAGGAGAGGTGGTCAACCTTTTGACGACGAAGATGTTAATTTTGGATTTAAAATGGGCGAATACCCTAGTAATTTAGATATGATTTCTGATACGGCTGAGTCACTAAGTTTACCATCTGATTTCAGTTCTAAATACCCAAAAACTAATAGATATCCACCTGATTCTAGATATTTTCCATCACCTACGGCAGAATTAGAAAAATCCGACCCTTTACCAGAAGATAAAATACCAGGTTATAACCCTGGGTCTAGAGGCAGATCTAGGTCTAGGTCTAGGTCTAGGTCTAGGTCTAGAGCATTATCCCGAACTCGTAGCAGATCGGGTGGAAACAGAAGAAAAAGGAGGCGCAAGACTAAGACTAAAAGAATTAGACGAAATAGTCGCCGCTAAATATTTCCAATAAATAAGTATTTAAAGCCACCTACATATGTGTAATAAATGAATCCATTACAAACCCAATTTGATAATATTACTTCCACCATTAATCTTTTCAAAGCCCAATTAAATACTCTTTCACATGAGCTTAAATTGCTCGAAAAAAATGTAAAGAAGGAAATAAAGATCATGAAAAAACAAGAAAAGAAAAAGGGAGGAAATAAGAGTCCGTCTGGATTCGCAAAACCAAGCAAAGTAACCGATGAATTGTGCGCATTCATGAATGAAAAAGAAGGCAGTGAGATTGCGAGAACGAGTGTTACTAAAGCGCTTATTGAATATATTGAAAAACATAATCTACAAAATAGCGAAAACAAACAAATTATTGTTCCTGATGAGAAATTGAAAATACTTTTAGGAATTAACGAAGGCGAAAAAGTCACTTATTTTACTCTTCAAAAGTTTATGAATAAGCATTTTATTAAGCCCGTCAACGTATCATCATCGATTGGCGAATTATAAAAAATTGAAATAGTTTTCTAATAATTATTAATATGTAATTATTACAAAACAAATGTCGTCAACGCAATCAAAAGTAGCAACATATTCCGAATGCGCAGTTGTCCAATCTGGTAAAGGACAGGATTATGCTATTAATGGAATCGGCTGGGATGAAGAAACTGGTGAAGAATACGAATGGAATGTTCTTGCGGATGGTCATGGAACTGACCATTTTATAGATAAGGTAAGAAAGACAAATTTCGGTCCGTTTATGGCTAAAAGTAATCCAATCGCAGACATTATAGAATATTTCGCTTCATTTAACGGGACATATAGAAAACAATATCATGATAATGCTATCGGGGTATGGACAAAATATAATTGTAGATCCAGCTCTGGATGTACAATTATTATTGCGAAAATATACAAAAATAGAATTGAAGGAGCGGTTATTGGCGATTCGAGATGCGCCGTTTATATTGATGGCGAGCAGGTCTTTATTAGCACACCGCATAATATTAATAATCCAGCAGAAGAACTGCGATTGTTTAGTTCTGGATCAACACTAACTACAAAGGATTATGAGAGAGATCCTGTCCCGCAAATCATCGGTTCTAATAAATTACAACCGGTGAGAGGCGGGTATGCCATATTCCCAGATGGAACAAGGTTAGCGGTTACCCAAGCATTAGGTCACGATTGTTCTACAGGATTCGCACCCCAATTGTTTTCAGTGGGTTATTCGCCTGGACAACGTGTAAGATATGTAGCCGGTTCGGATGGGTTTTGGGATATGCACCTGAGTTTAGAAGACATCGAACCTTCCTCATCAGAAGCCGATGTATTTAGACGTGAATTTTACGCCGAAGCATTGGTTGATGCGAGAAAAGATAGAGAAGATATATTAAATATGACCGCTCCAGAATTGGCTCAAAAAGCAGTGAGTCGATGGTCACAAGAATGGAATTATCATTGGAAATCCTCAAAAAAACTTGAAGTAAATAAATGTAGTTTTCCTGAAACAGATTATGATGATGTGTGTGTATATGTATGGGATAATGGAATGCCGACTTTAGCCAAAAAGAAGTCGGACGAAAAAATATTTGAACACGCAGAATATGTAGCTGGATTATTAAATGGATCAATTGAACCAGAGGCCACTACAGACCAGTAATAGTTTTATGTGTTCCAAATAAAAAATCCGCACCAGGAAAAACTATATTATAATTACTATCATGATAATAATGATGAGCACGATGATTATTGAGCGACCATTTTACATACACATTTTGTTCATCGATATATTTTCTAGGCAATCCAATAGCAGAGCATATTTCAAACGCATCCATATTATGAATATATGAATGACACGTATTCCATACAAAAATATTTACCAATAAAAATGTCATAATAGTGGCAGATATTACAAACAACGAAACATAACCCCGAAATAATATATAAAATAACGAGGTGTTTATAAAAAACCCAACAAATAATTGAACTAGACCATCTACTGATAAAAATTCAAAACAAATATATTCAGTTTCATTATTTTCAATAGAAAAATCTTTTTTTGTTTTTTTATGATGTAATATATGATTCTTATACAGATTTTTCAGTTGTGGATGAAACAATTGATGCATCAAATATTTATGTATTACCCATTCTTCAATAGTCGCAGTCAAATAAACTAGACAAAAAAATATGAAAATCATAATATATTATGTGTATGTGTATGTGTATAATCAAATTTTTATATTGTTTTATTTACACCTTTTTACACATTTTCAATAATTGCGTATAAAAAAGTTTTTTTCTTTTCAACCAATATAATAATGAGTAAAATAACGATATTACAAACAGATAATCGATTAAAATTGGATTATTTATTATTATCACAACAAGTAAATAAAAGGGCATGTGATTATTTAAACCTACAGGGCGACTTAAATTACAAGTATATGTTTATAGAACTAAATAATGAAAAATATAAAAATATTCATCCAGCTACTGCTAAAATATATATAGTTAATGATTTTTTACAGAAGTCATCTGGCGATTTACAGAAGTCATCTGGCGATTTACAGAAGTCATCTGGCGATTTACAAAAGTCATCTGGCGATTTACAAAAGTCATCTGACGATATTTTAATTTTTTTAGATAGTGATGCGTGGGTTCAAAATTGTCATTGTTTAAATAAAATAATAAATATGTTGATAAATGATAGCACAAAACACGGATGTTATTCAAGAGATCCTTATATCAAAAAAAACACATATGTTAATAGCGGCTCTTTTATTATAAAAAACAATGAATATACCAAAAATATGTATCAAAAAATAGTTGAATCTCTAGAAAATGATACAGAAAACTCACAATATAAAAACTCCTGGCCTTATGACCAATTTTATATAAGTAAATACATTTTCAATAATAAAAACGATTTCAATATTTTTATTCCAGAAATTTTGAATACGCCATTAGGTTTAGTATTCAGACATAATTGGTTTAAAACACCACAAATGTATACAGATTTACATAATTTAATCAATGAACCTACAAAATTACAACAAATAATACATTTAGATTTTGATAATTGTTATGATAAAAAAGATTTCCCAAATAAAGAAGAATATGGATATCAATATTATGTCTAGAAAACTGATCATATATAATTAGTTTTTGAATTATATATGATAATAAAAACACCCAATGAGGGGCTCGAACCCTCGACCACCAGATTAAAAGTCTGGCGCTCTACCTACTGAGCTAACCGGGTAATAGAGGCAGGACCCACTGCCTGTTATAATAGGCTAAATTGTATTTAAGTTCTTTTACTAAATGTTATTTGAATCATCTAGATTATATTCTTCATCCCAGGGCAAATTTTTACTGATAGTGGTAACGATATTTTTGTCTACTTTTTCTACTTTTTCTACTTTTTCTACTTTTTCTATTATTTGTTCCATTATTTCTTTTATTTCAAAGTGTATTTTCTCTTCCGTTCCTAATTTCATTTGTTGATATAAATATATTCCTAAAATTCTACAACCATAATTAAAAGGATTTTCGATTTCTTTATCCTCGAAATCCTCTAAAGAATCTACAGAACTACATGTAGATGAAACATAATCTATTCTGAGTGACATGAATAGTTCATCTCTTGCGTCGTCATCATCATCACTATCATCGCTATAATTATCCATTTCTATCCTTATTTATCTGATATTTTTTAAGTAATAACTATATCAATTTTTATAGAAATCAAACCGGAATCGCAGTCAATCTAGGATAATTGAAATATCCCTTATATTTTTTCTTTGGATCGATCAATATACAAAATGTTCGCATCATCTCATACGCTGCTTTCGGATTGACTGATTTATAAGTGCGAATAAGTTGAATGAGTTCGCGTTTAATACTCGCAGCGTCTTTCAAATGAGCAAAATGCGGTTTATAATTATTATGCGTTCCTTTCCAAATCTGTTGTTCTTTTTCTGTATCAGATAAAAGATTAAAATATTCAGGTTTACGAATGGCTTGAGAGAGAAAGGTTCGTAAAGCATTGACATTTAATCTATTCAATAATTTAATCGGATTATACTTCTCTTCAATTAACGCTATTTTCGTCTCATACATAAAACTAGGACGAATTTCATACCATAACATATCTTCTGGCATGCGATGATGATTAAGCCATTTTGAATAGAATAAAGTTTTGGCTATTAGCGCATTCTCCTTTCTCTCTTTCTTTTCATTTTCTAAATAGGCTCGATTATTTACCTTCCAATTTTCTAATTCTCTTGCTCTAATTATTCGCATATTAACATTATTAAATTCGGTAAATGCTTTATTTTTTATTAGCCGTTGTCTACTTAATACTTTTGCTCTTATACCCATGAGTTGTTTTTCGTGTGTAACTTGTTCTGTAATTTGTGCGAATGTGCCAGTAAATGTATAAGAAGCGCGAAGTAATTTAGTCATACGTTCAACCATTGCGCTCGCCTTATTATATTCTTCCTGTAATTGTCTTCGTTTCTGTAAAAGCGCCGATTCTTTTTCTGCTATTTTGGCTATTTTTTCTGCCTTAGTCGTCTCGATTTCCTCTTTACGTTTTATAGCTAATCGTTTTCTAGCCTCAGTCGCAGCCTGCTTTGCGACTTTAGAAAATATGACCAATTCACTAGTTCGTCGTGACTCCATTGTTGAATAAGTAAGTTAGTAAATAACGACTAGGAAAAAAGTTATCAGTTTTTTTGTAAAGTCAAAGTCAAAGTCAAAGTCAAAGTCAAAGTCAAAATCAAAGTCAAAATCAAGAAGATTTTTTTTGTAGTGAGTAGTAAAAAAGGTAGTGATGAAAAAAAATTGAAATGAAAGCTATAATTAAAAAAGATGACATAGCGAAAGCAAAAGAGCGTCAAGTTCAAAGTAAAAGTAAAAAGAATG